GACCAGGAACACCCCATGAAGGACTTCTCTCATGAGGTCATTCAGGCCACGATGCCTGCGGTATGCAAAGCAGAAGGCATCGAGTACAGCGTGCGGTCGCTCGGAAGTGCGCATGACGCAGCACTCGCGAGCGACGCGAAGAAGAACAACTGGTGGGATGATTTCTCAGTGAAGTTCGCGATGACCGATCGTATGCGCGACGCGGTGAAGACTGAGCTTCGCAACAACGTGGACCTGATCAGCAGCAGGCAGATCAAGGACGGACCGAGCATCCCGCGCAAAGCGTTCGCCGAGATCCGAGCAATGGCGAAGGAAAGCATCGAGAAGGGTCGCGATCTCGTCGGCATGACGAAGCACCTGGAGCATCGCTTCGGCATCACTCGGCGACGTGCTGCTCTCATCGCCCGTGATCAGAACAACAAGATGACCTCTGCGTTTCATCGGGTGCGCCAGATGGACAGCGGGATCACGAAGGCGGTCTGGATTCACACTGCCGCCAGCATGCAGCCTCGTGAAGAGCACGAGCAGTGGGGCGAAGAAGGTGCCATCTTCGATGTGGAAGAAGGCATGTATAGTGAAGTGGACGGCGAAGAAGTCTGGCCCGGCACCCCGATCAACTGCGGTTGCCTTTCCCAATCAATCATCCCTGGCTACGAGGAATGAAAATGCCCAAGCCCGTTGAAGTCTCCCCTGAAGAAGTCGAAGTCGCCGCTGCTGAAGTCGTCGTGACTGAGGCCGCTGAAGTCGTCGTGGTCGAAGGCGAGCAGCCCGATGCGAACGCACTGCTCGTCGCCGCGAATCAGCAGGCGATGGCTGTGCTCGCTGACAAGGGCATGCTCACCGACTCGCATCTCACCAATCTCTCACTGCGCAACTGATCCACCACAACCCAGGCCCAACCACAGGCCGCACTCAAGGAGCACTACATGTCTCACGAACTCGAAGCCATCAACACTCTCCGCGCCAACGTGGATGAAGCCAACAAGGTCTTCGCCGAGATTGCGCCCCTGAAGGCCGTCTTCGATGCTGAACTCGCGAAGCTGGCCCATCTCGATCGCGGCTGTGTCTACTTCGGCATCAACGCGGATGGCACTGCCAGCGTCATCGACTTCAACGGCCAGGGCGGTGCGCCTCGCTTCACCAGCGCTCTGCCGCTTCCTCCCGCCACTGAAGTTCCCGAGGTGGTCGAAGCTGAAGTCGAAGCCGAGATCATTCCGCTCATCACTGGTGAGTCGCACGTCGTGCTGCCCGACACCTCCGCTGAATAGGAGCAGCAATGCTTGAAGAACTCGCATTCGACAAAGCATCGGCTCGTCGTATTGATGAGAATGGTTTCCTGCACGTCGATGGGACCAACATCAGCAAGGCGACGGTGAACCCTTACTACGGACGAGAGATCCCTGGCGCAGATGCGCTGGGGCTTTCGCTCGACAAGATTTACAAGCTGCTTCGCGACCCGAAGCACTTGGCCGAAGGCGCGAGCACATTCAACAATCTCCCGATTCTCGACAAGCACATTCCCGTTTCGTCGATGGACTTGAATGACCCGGAAATCAAAAAGCACGTCGTGGGCAGCACCGGAACGGAAGCGAAATTCGACGCGCCGTATCTCAAGAACTCGATGGTGCTGCACACGGCGTCTGCGATTGCCGATGTGCAGAAGGGCAACAAGACGGAACTCTCCTGCGCGTATCGCTACGATCCCGTCATGACTCCCGGTGTGTTCGAGGGCGAGCACTACGACGGCATCATGACGAACCTGCGCGGCAATCATCTCGCTCTCGTGGTTGAGGGTCGCGCAGGCCACGACGTGAAGGTGATGGACTCGATTCTGCTCGTGCCTGAGAAGTCTGCAGAGCCTGACTTCTCACGCGTAGCGCTCGCGTTCGCGCCTGTCGTCACTGTCGATGAGAAGATGGTCGTCGCGCTCGTCACTCCCGAAGAGCGCATCGCCGCTGCACTCGGCATGGACTACCTGCGCGAGCAGGTGCGCGACGACAAGGGCCGCTGGGCTCTCGGCGAAGGTCAGTCGGGTGGCGGCACCGCGACGAAGAGCGGCAAGAGCGAGAAAGAGGGCGGCAAGGGCGTGACTGTCACCTATCGCGACGCGAAGGGGAAGCCGCTGTCTGAAGCGCTGCAGAAGCAGGCCGCAGAAGCAAAGGTTCCTCCTGGCTACGTCAACATTCACCTGCCGAAGTTCAAGGACGACCCGATCAAGTGGAAGGCTCAGCGCTGGGTTCCGCCGCAGGGCGGGAAGCCCGGTCGATGGAAGTGGGAGCAGAAGGCGTCGGCGAATCACGACTCGAAAGCCGCCAAGGAAAAGTTCGCTCGCACCAGCAATCTCGCGAAGGACATTCCCAAGCTCGACAAGGCCGCTGTTGCAGGCGTCGCCAAGGGTGATCACGCTGCCGTTGCGGTTCGCCTGATGCTGCTCACTGGCCTTCGCGTTGGTGGCAAGGATTCAGCCGAGCGCACATTCTCTCACACGGTGAAGTCCGAGGTGAAGGGCGAGAAGGGGAAGAAGGTCGAGCAGGAAGGGCACTTCGGCATCTCCACTCTGCAGAAGGAACATGTGCGCGTGAACGGCGACAAGGTTTCTCTGTCGTTCAACGGCAAGCACGGCGTCGCGAACGAGCGCACCATCACTGACAAGGTGAGTGCGAAGTTCTTGAAGGAACGTCTCTCCGGTCTGAAGAAGGGCGAAGCGGTCTTCAACACGAATCAGTCGAAGACGATGAAGTTCATCGAGAAGTCCACCGGCAAGAAATACGAGAACAAGGATCTTCGCACGTATCAGGGCACGAAGAAGGCGGTGGAGTTGATTGGCAATCGCACTGCGAAGACCGAGAAGGAACTGCTCGCACTGCAGAAGGAAGTTTCCAAGGGTGTGTCGCAGCACCTGTGCAACTCGCCGAAGATGGCGCTGGAACGCTACATCGATCCCGCTGTCTGGAAGACCGTCGCGCCAATGGTGAAGCTCTCCGACAAGAAGGGGAAGAAATGACCAGCTACAGTCATCCCGAACTTGAGAAGTCCAACGAGGCTCTGAAGAATTTCTACAGCAGCTTCGTGTGGGACAAGGACGATCCCGAGCCGACCTGGGACGGCAAGACTGCATCGGATGGCAGCATCACTGCCAAGGATGACGATGACGACGAGGGCAACGGCACAGAGCGCGAAGTGGCAGAGCAGGCCGCAGAGCGTGCGGTCAAGCTCGCTGCCACGAAGCCCACTCCCGAAAACCGTGCGATTGCTGCTAAGCTCTGCCAAGAGGCAGCGCAGGCGCACGTCGATGAAGGCTTCCCGAGGCAGGGTCGCTACTACACGAATCTGGCGAAGCAGTTCGCGGGTGGTGCTGATGGCAGCATCACGAAGCGCGAAGACGTGAACCCTGAAGAGGGTGCGAAGAAGTACGGCAACGTCACGTTTGCCGACACGAAGAACAAGAAGTACCCTCTCGACACGCCCAAGCACGTTCGCAGCGCAGCGAGCTACTTTGGGATGCCCAAGAACCGCAGCGAGTATTCACAGGAGGAACAGGCGACCATCGATCGGCGCATTCGCGCAGCAAAGAAGAAGTTCAAGATCGGCACGTTCACTGACGTGACCGAGGGAAAGTAACCCATTCACGGGAGGCCCACAATGGCCGGAAAGAAAGTCAGTCTCACCCCGCAGGGGCATCGCGTCATGGGTGCCCTCGCTGCGTTCATCGTGCCCAAGCTGGCTGCGGATCAGGTTCTGCAGTCTGCCGAACTGGAATCGCTGTGCAAGAGCATCAGCCCCGGTCGCTATGACCGCCAGATCACCGGCATCGTCGGCACGGTCAAGGAACGCTTCGCCTCGCGTCTCGCGCAGGACGAGAATCTCGACGCCCTCCCCAAGCTCCTGTCGGCTCTGATGCCGACCAGCGTCGCTCTTGACGCTGCCAAGGAAGCCTGCGACGAGGACGGCGAAGATGCTCTGCCGCCCGAGTTCATCAAGAAGGCCAAGGACAAGAAGGCCGCTGACTCCGACGAGGACGATGAAGATCTCGGCCCCGACGAAGACGAAGACGACGACAACGAGGACTTCGACGAAGAGGGCGAGGAAATCGGCGACAGCAAGAAGGCCAAGGACAAGAAGGCCAAGGACGCGGAACTCGCTTCCGCCAAACCGGAGATCGACATGAAGAGCAAAGCTGGAGACGCCAAGGCCAAGGACGCGGCGCTCGATGCCGCGCTCGATGCCGCTCGCAACGAGGGCGCCACGCTCGCCATCGATCGCCTCAATGCCCGCTACGAAGCCGCCGAAGCTGTGAAGCACGTCGTCGGCAAGGTCAATCCTCTGGCGCAGGATGCCAGTGCCATCTACAAGATGGCCCTCGACATCAAGGGCGCGGATCTGAACGGCGTTCCTCGTGTCGCCTACAAGTCCCTGTTCAACGCTCTGAACGCTGCCGAAGTCGCCGCCCGCAATCCCAAGGGGCCTCGCTTCGCGCAGGATTCCGCAGTCACCAAGGCTCTCCAGGATGAGTTCAAGTTCATCCCTGGCAAAGCGTAAGGAGAGAAACACATGCCCTTTCAACAGGCAGTACAGCTCTACCCGGCTCCTGGCGTTTGGGGCGCTCGCGCCTCGAACAACCCCACGTTCACGGTCGATGCTGGCGGCGGCAACTTCGTTGCTGGCACCAGCGGCGTCACGGTCGGCAAGTTCGGCTGGCAGTCGCTGACCGCGAGCACTGGCGTCGCCGTCGTCAACAGCTTCAACGGGACCACCTCGTATCCCATCGTGCCTGACGGCTTCGTCGGCAACGAGCATCAGGCTCTCATCACTGTCTGGCTCGGTCAGTACGGCATGGTCATCCCTGCTGGCTACCCTGTCACGCTCTACAACCGTGGCGACTTTTGGGCGAAGAACGTCTACGCGCCCTGCACCCTCGGTCAGAAGGCGTTCGCCAACGTGTTCTCGGGCGACGTGCTCGGCGCTGCTGCCGGTGCGTTCCCCACGAACGCTGTCGGCTCCGCTGCTTCCGTCACCGCGACCACGACTGCTGGCAGCTACAGCATGAACATCACGGCCACGGGTTCCGGCGTCGTCACTGTCGGTCAGCAGATCTCCGGCCCCGGCCTGGGTGTGCTGCCCGTCTACATCGACTCGCTCGGCACCTACAACGGCACGAGCGGCACCGTCAACCTGTCGCTGCCTGCGACCACCGCGAGCACTGGTGGAACTTTCACCACGATCGCGAACGTCGGCATCGGCGGCTGCGTCTGCTCCAGCGTCTCGTCCAGCAGCAGCACCACCATGACGATCGTCACGCAGACCAGCGGCGTGATCGTCCCTGGGCAGATGGTTCAGGCCATCACCAGCGTTCCTGTCGGCACCTACGTGGCTTCTCTCGGCACGTACAACGGCACGAGCGGCACGATCATTCTCTCCCAGGCGACCACGGGCACCATCACCACCCAGCCGTGCAACTTCTCGGCCTGGATCGAGACGCCGTTCTACATCAACTCCCCCGGTAACGTGGGCGACCTCGTCAAAATCGGCACTCGGTGGTAGGAGCGAACCCCATGAAGAACTTCACTGACAAGACCCAACTCCTTGCAGAGCGCTTCGGCATCGGCATGGACAGTGGCGATCACGCCCTGATCCCTGCCGTGGACGAACTCGCGACTGCAGGCGTCACGCTCGATCAGGCTCTGCAGATGGCGCAGGACGCGCCGACCAATCTGCTCCAGGCTGGCCTCGTGACGCTCAGCAACGCTGGCATCCCCGCCTACCTCTCGAACTATCTCGATCCTGAGATCGTTCGCGTGCTCACCACCCCTCTGAAGGCCGTCGATATTTTCGGCGAGAAGAAGAAGGGTGACTGGCTGATGGACAGCGCTCAGTTCCCCGTCATCGAGAGCACTGGCGAAGTCAGCAGCTACGGCGACGACAACGAGAACGGCATGGTCGGCGCGAATGCCAACTGGATGCCCCGTCAGTCCTACGCGTACCAGACGTTCACTCGCTGGGGCGACAAGGAACTGGCGAAGGCTGGCCTCGCCAAGCTCGATTGGGCTGCGGAGCAGAACGTCTCCAGCGCCCTGATCATGAACACCTTCCAGAACAAGACGTACTTCTTCGGCGTCGCTGGCATCTCCAACTACGGCCTGCTCAACGATCCCGCGCTGCTGCCTTCCGTGTCGCCTCTCGCTGGCGTCTGGAAGACCGCGACTGGCGTGCAGATCGTCGCCGACGTGCAGAACCTGTTCGTCACGCTGCAGCAGCAGCTTGGCGGCAACCTGGAGATGGAGGACGAACTGATTCTGGCTCTCCCCTCCACCGTCCAGCCGTACCTGCTCACCCCGATGCAGAACATCTACGGCACGCCGAGCGTCAAGGCGTACCTGAAAGAAGCGTTCCCCAACATGACCATCAAGACTGCTCAGCAGTACGTGATCGCCGGTTCCGGCAACCTCGTGCAGATGATCGCTCCCAAGGTCCAGGGGCAGAGCGCTGGCTTCTGCGCATTCACTGAGAAGATGCGTGCTCACGCCATCGTGCGCCGCACTTCTTCCACCCACCAGAAGAAGTCTGGCGGAACCTGGGGCTGCATCATCAAGCTCCCCGCCGCCATCTCGTCGATCATCGGCGTGTAGGAGAAAGTCATGGCTGTCGAATTCCTCAACGTCTATTGCAAACTCCCCAATGGACTGACCATGTGTCTAGAGGTAGAAGGGGAAGTAAAGCGTGTCACGCTCCCTCGCTCCGCTCGTTACATTCAGCCGCACCCCAACTTCAAGCCCACGAAGGATGAATTCATCGTCTTCGGTTCGACGGTGACTCCCGTGGCGAAGGATTTTTGGGATGCCTGGAAGAAGAAGATGGGACCGGAATACGCTCCACTCAAAAACGGGCTCGTGTGGGCCGTCGAGCAGGCTAAGAAAGCCGATGGCATCGCACGCGCCCGTGAGATGGAGACAGTCACCACTGGCTTCGAGCAGATCGATCCTGCGACGTTCAAGGACGCACGCGGGAACGCTCTGACCAAGCTCGACGACCGCGAATCCCCGGAGGAATAAACCATGTCCGTCGTTGCGTTCAACTCCCAAGCGTTCCTCGCCCGTTATCCCGAATTCAGCACGCTGAACGCGGATCTGCTCTCGCAGTATTTCGTGGAAGCTGGGATGTACTGCCGCAACGACGGAGATGGCCCCATCGTGGACACTGCAGTTCTTTCAATGCTGCTCAACATGCTGACCGCTCACATCGCCGCGCTCAATGGCGGTGTGAACGGTCTGCCTGCTGCGCAGCAAGTTGGTCGCGTGAGTCAGGCAAGCGAGGGCTCTGTCAGCGTCTCTCTGGAGATGAAGACTGAATCTGGCGCGGCGTGGTACATGCAGACCAAGTATGGCGCTGCCTACTGGCAGGCGTCTCTTCCCTACCGTCTCGGCGGTAGCTTCGTGCTCGATCCGAGTGCGCTGCTCCCACCGACTGCTTTCGGAGTGGGGACGTCATGGCAGCAATGAGCAGTCTCAAAGGCATCAACGACTTCGCGTTGAAGATGCACCGCGCTCTTGGCGGTGCGCAAGAAGTCCACGTCGGCTTCATGCAAGGTTCCACTGCAGGCTGGAATGGGCCGCGACCCAAGAAGCCTGGAAAGGCGTGGAAGCGAACTGAAAAGCCCTCGCAGTCTCTCAGCGGAAAGCCCGCTGCCTACATCGCGGCCATCATGGAGTACGGCGATCCCAAGCACAACATTCCGCCACGCCCGTTCTTCTCCACGATGGTGAAAGAGAAAGGCCCGACCTGGGGCAAGCTCGTCAGCGCTGCGCTTCAGGCAAACGGCTTCGATTCAAGCAAGGCGCTCAATCTCGTTGGGCTGAAAGTGAAAGAGCAACTCCAACTCTCCATTGCACAGGGGAATTGGGCTGAGCTTGCGGATGCCACCAAGGAACGCAAGGGCTTCGACACTCCACTCATCGATTCTCACAACATGATCAACTCCGTCGAATACGTGGTGACTTGATGAGCCTGCACGATCTCGCATCCAGCGTGACCAGCAGCATCAACCCGATGATGCAGTGCCAGTGGTATCAGAGCACTGGCATGACCACTGCTGTCGGCGGCAAGCAGACGCCCACCTACGCGCAGGTAGCGCAGGTGCTCGCGCAGGTGCAGCAACTCACCTCCGCTGATCTGAAGCACATGAACAACATGAACATGTCGGGCATCACTCGAAAGATCTGGTGCAACGAAATTCTCACCGGCATCGATCGCGCTGCAGGACTTGGCGGTGATCAGATCATTCTCCCCGATGGCACTGTCTGGCTCGTCGTGACCGTCATCGAGACGTGGCAAGACTGGTGCAGCGCACTCATGCAGAAGCAGGTGGCATGATGACGCTCTACACGAACACTCCCAGCGAACTCTCCGTTATGTCCGCGCTTCAGGCGTGGATCATGGAAGTGCTCAGTCTCGACATCAATCACGTCGTGGCTGGCTACAGCAACATGGTGGCGCAACCCACTGGCAACTACGTCATCATGTCTGGCTTGTCGATGACGCCGCTGTCAACTCCGTGGATCACCTACACGGACACGGGCGTGCTCGCCACTGAAACCGAAACCATCAACATGAGCATGGAGTGCATCTACCAGATCGACTGCTACGGCTCGAATGCAGCGGACTACATCATGACCCTCTTCACGCTTCTTCGCTCAGACGCGACGAGCGAGTGGTTCACGGCGTATAGCTCTGCCAACGGCATCACGCTCGACACGTTCTACACCGAGAACCCCACTCGCAGTGTTCTGACCAATGAGGAAGCGCAGTATGAGGATCACTGGCTGCTGCGCATGCGCCTCGATGTAATTCAACAGGTTTCCACGTCCGTGAACTTCATGAGCAACGCAGTCGTGAAGCCGATCATCAACGTCCACACCATCTCGTAACAACAAGGAACCATCATGAGCATTCCCGCTTCAACAATCGTCTCTGTGGTGCCGAGCGTTCTGGCTGCTGGCGGGAATCCCCTCGCCCTCAACGGCCTGTTCCTCTCGGCAAACAACAATCTCCCGGTGAGCAGCACGAACACGCCGATCAGCTTCCCCACGCTCGCGAGCGTGCAGGCTTACTTCGGTCAGTATGCGTGCAGCTTCACCGCCACCTGCTCTGGCGTCACTCTGACCGTCACTGCCGTGGCTTCTGGCACGCTCGCAGTGGGCCAGGAAATCCAGGGCTCTCTCGCTTCGCTCGTTCCTCCCGGCACCTACATCACGGCGCTCGGAACGGGCACGGGTCTCACGGGCACCTACACGATCAGTGGTGCAGGCTTCACGCAGGCCGTCGCTTCCGCGATGACCAGCAACTGCCTCGAATCGCAGATGGCCGCTGTCTACTTCAACGGCTTCACCGCGAGCACGACTAAGCCCACCGCTCTGCTCATGTCGCGCTACGTCGCGACGGCTGGCAGCACGAGCGCCTCGATCTTCGGGGCGAATGCGTTCATGCGCGGGGCCACCTGCCTGATCGCAAGCTGGCAGACCGTCAGCGCTGGCACTCTCACGATCACCGTCAACGGTGTTCAGTTGACCTCCAGTGCGCTGAATCTCTCTGCCGCTGGCACTGGCTCTGCCGCTGCCGCGCTGATCCAGGCTGGCTTCACGCTTTCCGGCGCGACCCTCGGCTTGACCGTCACCTACAGTTCGCTGTTCAACGCGTTCGTCTTTCAGACCGCGACCAACGCGACGATCACCACCTGCGCTGCGACGAACATCACCGCTGCGACTGGCACTCCTGCACAGGCTCTCGGTCTCACCGCTTCGCAGGCCACGCTCAGCATCGGCTCTGCCGTCAGCGCTCCTGCGACCTACATGGCGGCGCTCGCACTCGCGAGCACGAATTGGGCAGCCTATACCACCTGCTTTGAGCCTATCGCCGCTGAGAAGCTCGCGCATTCCACCTGGACTTCGAGCACAGGCAGTGAGTTTGTGTATGTGCCCTACGATTCGGATTCCACGATCGTCAGCAGCAATGCCAGCACTACCTGCATCAGCTACGTGTGCAAGGCCAACTCGCTCTATGGCACCTGCGCCGTCTACGCGGACCCCAACGCTGCGGCCTTCGTGCTCGGCTTCATCGCCTCGCTCAACTACAACGCGACGAGTGGTCGCGCTGCGATCAGCTACAAGAGCGGCACGAACATCATCCCCAGCATCACCGATCCCACGAGCTTCGCGAACGCCGTCGCCAACGGCACGAACTTCTACGGCCTGTGGGCCACCGCGAACAGCACGTTCAGCTTCTTCTGGAATGGCGCGATCTCTGGCCCGTTCCAGTGGCTCGACAGCTACGTCTCCGCGATCTGGCTGAACAACGCGCTGCAGCTTGCGCTCGTGAACATGTTCACCTCGATCAACAGCGTGCCCTACAACAACGCCGGATACGCCACGATCAAGTCTGGCTGTGGCAGCACGCTCAATCAGGCGCTGCTCAACGGCACCATCAATCGCGGTGTCGCTCTCACCTCGTCCCAGGCGAACGCTGTCGATACCGCTGCCGGTCTCATCATCGATCCTGTGCTCGCCACCACCGGCTACTACCTGCAGGTGCTCCCCGCCACGGTCACGCAGCGCAACAACCGTCAGTCTCCCACCTGCACTCTCTGGTACATGGATGGTGGCAGTGTGAATCAGTTGAACCTCGCTTCCATCAATATCCAGTAACAGGAGCACGACATGGCAAAGACTCTCACCTCAAACAACGCCAGCTTCGTTCTCACGATCCCTGGCGTCTTCAACGTGCCGTTTCAGGTTCAGGGCTTCGCCGCCGATGACATGTTCACGACTGATCCGCAGAAGCCTGTGGAAGTGGTCATGGGCGTGGACGGCAGGCTCAGTGCTGGCTACGTCAAGCACCAGATCGTGCAGAAGATCAAGCTCTCTCCCGATTCCCCGTCGCTCGCCTACTTCGATCAGTGGCTGGCCGCGATGGACACGGGACTCGACGCCTACGTCGCGCAGGGCGTGGTCACGATGCCTGGAAACGGTGCGCAGTACATTCTCACGAATGGCTGGCTCACCTCGTACAAGAACATGCCTGACGCGAAGAAGCTGCTTCAGGCGCAGGAGATGGAAATCACCTGGGAATCCGTGCAGAAGGGAGTGATGTAACATGGCTCGTAGAACGGAAGAATTCAAGGTCGAAGCAGTGGGCCGCGATAAGGGGAAAATCTTCCTTCTCACCGAGATGTCTGCCTTCGCCGCTGAGAAGTGGGCGGCGAAGGCACTGCTCGCACTGATGAAGTCGGGCGCGGACATTCCTGAGAACACGCTGAGCGCTGGCACTGCTGGCCTCGCGTCGATCGCAATGACCGCATTCGGCAATGTCCCGCCCGAAGCGCTCATGCCGTTGCTGGATGAGATGATGGCGTGCGTGCAGTGCATTCCCGATCCCCGCAATCCGATGCCGCGCAAGCTCGTGGAAGAGGACATCGAAGAGATCACCACCATCTTCGAGATCCGAAAGAGGCTGCTCGATCTGCACCTCGGTTTTTCGCTCGCCGCCAAGCTCTCGAACTCTTCAGCTTTGGCGGCAGCGACCGATCAGATCTAGCGAACTACGTCAATATCCCCAGCCTGATCGGGGTGCTCGTCAGTCGCAAGCTCGCCACGCTCTACGAACTGCAGACGATCTACGGGATCATCGACGCGCACGATCTCTTCGAGGTCATCCGCGTGGACAACTACAACGAACGACAACTCACCAAGGATGCTGGGCATGGCTAACATCATCGACAGCCTGATCATCACCCTCGGGCTTGACGCCAAGAAATTCCACGAAGGTATCAAGACCGTGGAAGAGAATCTGAAGGAGACTGCGCACAAGGCGCAAGAAGCTGCAGAGAAGATCGAGGCGTTCGGTAAGCACGGCGAAGCTGCGATGGACGGCCTGAAAGAGCACGTCCTTGGCATGCTCAGTGTGTTCGCATCGGTGGGCGCTTTCATGGCGTTCACCGAGAGCACTGTGAAGGCGCAGGTTGCCACGATGCGTCTCTCCAAAGAGGCGCACATCGGTGTCGAGGAACTCGGCGCACTGCAGATGGTCGCTGACAAGTTCGGTGGCTCTGCTGAAGGCGTGAACAGCAGCATCAAGATGCTGGGCGGAAATCTCGGCGTGCTCGGCACGAAGCTGCGCGGTGCGAAGCAGGCCGCGATGGGCCTGGGCATGGTCTTCGGCAAAGCGGGTAACGAAGCTGAAGCGTTCGCCGTGAAGACGTTCAAGGGCAAGACGGCGATGGAAGCCATGCTCATGCTCGCCGACAAGGTGAAGGGCATGGAGTTCCTCACTGCGCAGAAGGTGCTCGGGCGCGTCGGCATTCGCGACGAGGGCATGATGCGTGCGCTTGCCAAGGGCAAGGAAGCCTTCGAGGAATACATCGAAGAGCACAAGAAATTCGCCGCGACTGAAGAGGACGTGCATGCGTCGCATGAATTTGAGGAAGCGCAGAAGGACGCTGGCTTCGCCATCAAGAAAGTCGGCATGATGATCGTGCAGTTCGCGCTGCCTGCGCTCAAGCTGCTGACCGATGCCCTGTTCAAGATCGCGAATTGGGTGCGCGAGCATCCCGCGCTCATCAAGGCAGCGTTCACGGCCATCGGCGTCGTGCTCGCAGTGCTCGGCTATCAGATGATGCTGGTTGCCGCGAAGGCGGCGATCATGTGGTTGGCGATCACATGGCCCGTCGCGCTGGTGGTTGCAGCCGTCGCGCTAGTAGTCGGCGCACTCGTCTACCTCTACAACAAGTTCGAGTTCATTCGCAATGCTGTCGGTGCCGTCGGCCAAGCGATGAAGAAGGCTTGGAATATTTTCATCATCGAGATCTACGCAGCGTGGGAAGTCGCAAAGAATTTCTTTGCGGCCATCTTCGACTATTGGGATCTGCTGTGGGGCATCATCACGCTCAACGGCGACAAGATCAAGAGCGCGTGGGCTCGCATGTGCGGGCACCTGGGCGAAGCGTTCAAGCTGCTCGGCGCGATGATTCGTCTCTACGTGATGACGATCTACTACGACACCGTGGACGCGTTCAACAAGATCTGGCCTGCCATCAAGGACGAGGCGATGAAGTTCTTCACCTGGATCGCCGATAAATTCCTCGGCGTCGCCAAGGTGATGAACAAGTTGCTGCCCAAGAAAATGCAGATCGAAGGACTCGACAAGGTCACTGGCGCGGACATGGTGAACGTGACGGGTCAGGTGATCGGCAACATGATGCCTGCCACGGGACACGCTGCAGAGGCAGTGCATCCCACGAGCGTGATGAGTGCGAATCACAAGCAGAACACGAGCAGCACGCACATCGGTGAGCTTCACGTCAACGCGCCTGCAGCTACCGACGCGAACGGCGTGGCAGAGAAGATGCACGAGGCGATCCAAGAGAAGCACACGAATCTGGTGAACCAAGCTGACGGAGGAATGTGATGACTCTGCCGATGTTCACACTCCCCTACGCGCTCGGTGTTGCGTCTGGCCCCATGTTCCTGTGGAGTCTTGACAGTGGGGGAGTCGAAGAGCAGCCGATGAGTCTCGTGCCCATCGTGCCACCGTTCACTCAGACGTGGGGTCTGTTCTACCTGGATGGCACTCCCGTGTTTGATGTGGACTCCTGCATCAGCTTGGACTTTGCGAACAACACGAAGGTCAGCGGGTTCCCGGTGGAGAAGGGTGGATTTGCCAGCTACAACAAAGTCGGCACACCGTTCGAGCCAAAGCTGGCGCTTGCTGTCGGCGGTCAGACTCGCATCCAGACGTTCATGAACGACCTGATGGATGAGCTTGCCACCACCACGCTCTACAACATCATCACGCCTGAGATGACCTACTTCAACGTCACGCTGGAGAAATACGAATACAAGCGCTCTCAGAAGGCTGGCAAGAATCTTCTGCACGCCAATCTGTCATTCAAGCAGATCATCGAAGTCACTCCCAAGTACTCGTCGGTCACGATCGCAAAACCGAAGAAGCCGAGTGCCAAGGACAAGGACGGTCACGGCAAAGTGCAGACCGTCCCTGCGCCGAACATCTACCAGCAGAACAATATCCTGGCGCGGCAGCGCGGCCTGCCCGATCCGTATCCAGGACAGGGTGTGGGTCCGCAGCAGCCCAAGGTTCCCACGGGAGGCCACTGATGCTCTACTGTGACGCATCGCTCAACGGGGTGTCCCTCTGGATTGGTCGCCCATGTCTGACTGGCGTGGGGCTGAACTGGTATCGCTACGTCGGCTTCCCAGGTCAGTTGATCTTTCTGGACACACAGGGCACTGCTGATCCTGTGTGGACGGGGCTCGCTGATCGATTTCAGTTCGTGTGGTATGTCACTGGTGCCGACGCGCTGATCATTCCGCTTTCCGCCACGCCTTCGCAGCAGCTTGACGTGACCCTCGGATCGCAGACCTACACGTTCATCATCTACGAAAGCTCTCCGTCATGACTGCTGGGTCGTCCTTCACTCACAAAAAGATCACGGTCAACTTCACGCTGACCGATGGAACTTTTGACGGCACGAATAACACAAAGACGATCGACGGACTTCGCGTGACCGCATCGACGGAAGCGGGTGGTGAGCCGTCGAAGAACAAGTGCAAGCTGAAAATCTACGGCATGATGGCGACGGATATGGAAACGCTCACCACGATTCCTGCGCAGGCGAACAAGCCGCTGGCCGTGCATCACAATCTCGTGCAGGTGCTCGCGGGTGATGAAGAGACTGGCATGAGCCTCGTGTTTCAGGGCGACATCAGCGAGGCGTTCGCAAGCTGGCATCAACCGCCCAATCTTCACTTCAACGTGGAGGCCATTGCGGGGTTCTACCCATCGCTGCTTCCCGTCGCACCGAAGAGCTTCAAGGGCGCGGTGTCGGTCAGTTCGATCATGTCCACGCTCGCTGCTCAGATGGGTTACACATTCCAGGACGCGGGCGTCACTGCTCAACTCAAGAACGCCTACCTCCCAGGCACGGCGATGCAGCAGGCGTCTGCTGTGGCACGCGCAGCGAACATCGAATTCGGCGTGGACAACGGCGTGCTCTTCATCGCTCCGCGTGGCGTGGCTCGTGCGGGTATGGCCCCACTGGTCTCCGCTGAGACGGGCTTGATCGAGTACCCCATCTTCAACAAGAAGGGGCTGAAGTTCAACTGCCTCTATAACCCTGGGTTGAAGCTCGGCGGAATGGTGAACGTGCAGTCCGAAATTAAGGTATGCTGTGGGACGTGGCGCATCAACGGGCTGCGCCACGAGCTTGCCTGTCTTGACCCCAGCGGACACTGGACCTCGAAAGTCGAAGCATCGTGGTTGGGGAGTTGATGTGACTGCAGCATTCGGCCAACAGAATTTGAACTCGGGCAACACTGAGTTCAACGCTCTGTCGTTCGTCATCCAGCAGGCGCTGGCAAAGATCAACGTGGCGACGCTCGTGAAAGTGATCGCGGTCTACGGTGGTGGAACTGCAGTGGTGGGCACGGTCGATGTGCTCCCGCTTGTGCAGCAGGTTGCCGGTGATGGCACGGTTGTCCCGCACACTACGATCTACGGCGTGCCCTACATGCGCGTGCAGGGCGGTGCGAATGCAGTGATCATCGATCCGGTGGTCGGCGACATCGGATTTTGCGTCTTCGCTGACCGCGACATCAACTCTGCGCAAGATACCTGCGCACCCGCCCCGCCGAGTTCTGAGCGTCGTTTCGACATGTCGGACGGTCTCTACATCGGTGGCTGGTGTGGGAATCTCGCGCCGTCGCAGTACATGCAGTTCCTCGCTGGCAGCATTCTGCTGCAGACCACCGCAGTGAACACGCCCACGGCGTATCAGGTCGGCGGTGTGCAGGTGCTGAAGTCCCCTGTCGCTGTGTCCACGCCTAGCGCTCACACCTACGTGTCTGGCACGCAGAACATCAACGCATCGGACGCGACTGCTCTCAACGCGCTGCAGACTTCCGTCATCGCCATCGTCAACGCACTCAAAGCTCACGGGATGCTCTCATGACTGTCTCACTGCTTCTCTCGAACACGCCCAACGCGAATCCTCCATCGGCCTCTCCGTGGGATCTGTCGGTGGACACGAGCAAGAACATCGCCGTGGCTTCTCACGCGCTCTCGCTCGCGCAAGATGTCGCGTGCGCGATCCAGGTGTTCCAGGGCGAACTGTTCTACGACATCGACC